GTAGCTACATCAATTTCAGTTTCAGTACCCATAGGAATAGTCCTACTGCTAAAAGTAGTGCTTGTTAAATTTACTACACTAAGACTGGTCCAGTCAACATAATTATCTGTTGTTTGTATTTCTAAACTAGGATTAAACAGCATTAAAATCTGTTCAAGTATTTGTAATTTTTGATCTGTATTTGTACTCCATACATCTACATTTACACTTAGATTATAAGGTGTAGGCATAAGCCTTTCTACAGTGTAATTTTTTCCTTGTGTATTTAGATATTCCTTTCCTTCTTCATCATATGCACGTTCTCTAATATTAAGTTTACTCACATAACTACTGTCTGCTAGTCTTGCACCATCTAATTCTAATCCAGTGATGTATACAGCCATTCTAGGTGCACTAGGAACTTTATTTTCCGAATTGTCGTTTATTATTGATGCCACTTGTCTAGTCATATCACCATACAACACAGGAATTTGCACCAAATTGCCTTGACTATCTTTATAAGAAAAATTACTTAACAGTCTTACAATTTGTGTAATATATCTTCTGATCTGTCCATCATAAAAGTGTTGCATTAGTTGTCTGCCTTAGGTTTAAGTGCTTTAGATAGACTTTGTCTTTCTTGTACAACTTCGCCACCGATGTTATCTGTCTTGGTGTTGTTAACAAAGCTACTTTTCTGTGTCGATCTAGCATTTGTTTGCGTCATGTCCATTCTTACCGAATCTTCTATTTTGACCCAACGTCTGCCATCATATCTAAATAATCTATTAGGTAACATATCTGTCCTTAAAAAATAATCGCCTTCTACTTGGGCTGTTGGAAAACTTATACCATGTCCAAATGCTTCTCCGTTAGGTGCAATACCATCTCCTAAAAGATAACCGTCATAACCTTCTCTTTTTGGAGTTTGCATAACCCTGTCTGCAAGCTCATTTTGTGTACTAGCATCAAGCTCAGCTGTGTCTGTAGTTACAATATCAACCTTACCCGATTCGTCTACTTCTAATGTAAATAAATTTGTAGTGTCATATCCGCTTTTAGCCGCATCTGCTTCGGCTTGTTTTACTACAGCATCATTTATTTCAACCTGCTTATTGTAGTTAGATAAAAGATCTCGAAGGGTATCTCCTCCTGGAACTTCTTCATCAGCTGGCTTATCAAAAATATCTTTGTATTCTTGACTGTCCATAATTTGTTTTAGTTTTACTCTGTACAAATGAGGGTACCACGTTGGGCTGTAACCTTCTGAAGCTCTGCTTACTTCTTCTACTACATAAAATCTTTTTAGTGCAGTTTCAAAATCATTTAAAGCATATTCATCACGTAAGTGTGGTAATTCAATTACATCTCCTGATATGATTTTTCTACCTAAAGTCTTTACTGTTGAATTTATGTGCATTGTCATAAACAAAGTGTCGTTGCTTAAAAACAATCCAAATTGCGATAAGTTGAAATCTATATCTTGTACGTTATAAATTCCACGTAAGGTGTAAATATCAGGATCATATTTTCTGTCTCTATTTTCTAAAAACAGTAGATCTTGTATGTTCGTTTCTGCAATGACATCGTATTTTGGAACATCTGCTGTAGCTTGAGCTGTTTCTATTTCCTTTGGACCTAGATACTTGTGTACATTTACATCAGTACCGCCAACAGTAAACATCTCATAGATTCTGTTGTCTATAAATTCGAAATCTTTGCCTTTTTCAGGTTTGTATAAAGATAGTCTTGGCATAAACATATTTATCTTACGATAAATACTATTGGAGAAACTACATATGGCAACATTATCTACAAAGAAACAAGAAGTATTTGACTACGTCAACGCTATGTTAGGCGGTGGTATGGTCGACGTTGAACTAGATCCAGTTCATTATGAAACAGCTTTAACAAAAGCTCTTACTAGATTTAGACAACGTTCTGATAATTCTGTTGAAGAATCTTATATGTTTATGCCAACTGTAGTAGATCAAAATGCCTATACATTGCCTAGTGAAGTTATAGAAGTAAGAAGATTGTTTAGAAGAAGCATAGGATCACGTACAGGCGGTGGAGACGGTGGAACACTTTTTGAACCATTTAATTTAGCATACACTAACACCTATTTGCTTAGTTCTAGTAACTTAGGCGGACTTGCTACATATGATTACTTCTCTCAATATCAAGAATTAGTAGGTAGAATGTTTGGATCATTTATAGAATTTAAATGGAATAGGACTACAAAAAAATTGACATTGCTACAACGTCCTAGAGCAGAAGAAACACTTTTACTTTTTTGTTATAATTATAGACCAGATGAACAACTTTTAGATGATTATTTGGCTGTGCAGTGGATTAAAGATTACACTGTGGCAACATGTAAATATATGCTAGGTGAAGCTAGAAGTAAATTTGCTACTATTGCAGGACCACAAGGTGGCGGACAATTAAATGGTGACACTCTGAAAAACGAAGCTGCACAAGAAATGGAAAAATTAGAACAAGAAGTTTCAACAGCAGTACCAGGCGGTATGGGATACGGCTTTACCATAGGCTAAAATTCACTTGACAAATCAAACATAATTGTATATAATTGTATGATAACTAAAGGATATTCATATGATTATTGGTATTTGTGGACTGATAGGATCAGGTAAAGGCTCTGTAGCTGACATTCTAGTACAAGAACATAATTATATTAAACTGTCTTTTGCAGATAAACTAAAAGACGGTGTTGCATCTGTATTTGGCTGGGATAGACAGATGCTAGAAGGCGACAATGCTGAATCTAGAAAATGGCGTGAACAGAAAGATGAGTTTTGGACTAAAGAAACAGGTAATGAAATAACACCACGCCTAGTATTACAACTGTTTGGCACAGACTGTATGCGTAATGGATTTTATGATGGTATATGGGTAAGCCTAGTCAAACAAGAATTACAAAAAAATAGCAAACAAAATTACGTTATACCTGATGTAAGATTCGAAAATGAAGCTAAAATGATTAGATCATTAGGTGGTAAAATCTGTCAAGTGCGTAGAGGACCAGATCCTTTATGGTTTAGGCTTTACAAAGATTTAGGGGAAGAACCTACAGATGTACATAAGTCTGAATGGGCATGGGCAAACGTACAAATGGATTATATTTTAGCTAATGATAGTACCCTGGAAGATCTTAAAAATCTGGTGAAAGATCACCTTGCTTCCATTTAGATCCTTCTTTGTGTAAAGTTCTTTGGCAGTTTGCACAAATAGTTTTCAAATTAGAATAGTGACAATTATTTAAATTACCGTCAATGTGAAATACATTAAATTGTTCAGGGTGCTTGCTTTTGTATCCACATTTTTCACATTGAGATTTCTTTTCATATCCTACCTGTTTCCATTTTGGCACACCGTGATTTAGTCCATGACGCAAACACCTTTCGCATAACTTTCTATAATAAATTTTTTTGCCTTTTTTATAATTTATAGCGGCAGGATGCTGTCCACATTTACATAATGGTCTCATAGTGTATTTAGCTCACCTTTATCACCCCTTTTTTACAACATTTGATAGTGTATTTTAAGATTATTTTGCTAAATACTATTAGAATGAATATGTCCCATACGGAGAATATTAACATGGCAGGAGATTTAAAATGGCATTAGTATCACCAGGCGTACAGGTTAGCGTTGTAGACGAAAGTTTTTATACACCAGCTGAACCAGGTACCCTACCAATGATTTTTGTTGCTTCGGCATCAAATAAAGCAAACGGTGCAGGAACTGGTACAGCACCAGGAACAACAGCTGCAACAGCTGGTACACCGTACTTATTAACATCACAAAGAGACTTAGTTGACACTTTTGGAGATCCACTCTTCAAAACAGATACAAACAATAATCCAATTCACGGAAGTGAATTAAACGAATATGGATTACAAGCTGCATACTCTTATTTAGGTATAGCAAACAGAGCTTATGTTGTAAGAGCAGATATTGACTTAGGACAACTTGAAGCTTCTGTAACAGCACCAGCTGCAAATCCACAAGACGGAACTTATTGGTTTGACACAAAAAACACACTTTGGGGCATCCAGCAATGGAACGGAGACAGTGTTGTTGATAAAGGTCAAGTATTTTCTAACAAAGTGCCAATTGTTATTACAGACGAAACACAAACAAGCAACACAGGCTCATTAGGAGTCAATGGCTACAGCGGTTACATTCCTGCCGATACTGTTGGAGCTGTAGGCGACTATGCTGTAATTGCTACAACAACTTTAAATAGAATATTCTACAGAAACACTTCAGGAAACTGGGTACTAGTAGGAAGTGATCCGTGGGCAAAAAGCTGGCCAACAATCAAAGGCACAGCTTCTAATCCATCATTAAGCACAGCTAACATTACTATTAATGGTACATCAGTTGCAGTTGATGCCGCTGACACAGTATCAGATGTAGCTGATACAATCAATGGACTTTCAATTACTGGTGTTACAGCTGCAGCAGTTGACAGTAAATTAGAAATTTACAGTGACGGTACAGGTAGTGCTTCAGATGATTCAACACTAGGTGGCGACATTTTGATCGGTGGTGATTCAACATTACTTGGACAAATTGGTATCACTGCTGGCACATATTATCCTCCAGCGTTGACTATTGCAAAACACACTAATATTCCAGAATACAAAATCAGTGATACATACACAAGACCAACAGGTAGTGTTTGGATCAAAACTACAACACCTAACTTAGGTGCAAAATATGTGGTGAAAAAATGGAATAATACTACACAGCTTTGGGAAAGTTCTTCACCTAGCATATACGGTTCAAACAATGAAGCTATATTTAACATGGACAAGTCCGGCGGCGGTGCAAACTTACTAGCTGGTGACTTATATGTGTTAAGCAATGTAGCAGGAGATACAAAACCTCTAGCTACTTTCAAAATTCATCGTAGAACAGGTATAGCTCCTACAACAATTACAAGTTCAAAAATTATTGCAGGAAGCATAAGTGCTGGTACATCAACATTTACTGTTGCTTCAACAGACAATGCACAACTAGCATTTAACACAGCAATTACAGTATCAGGAACTTACACAGGTGCTGTAGCAGATGCTACTGTATTAGCAGGTGCAATTAACAATGCGAATATTGAAAATGTAAGTGCTACAGTAAACGCACAAAATAAAGTAACAATCACTCATGCTTTAGGTGGTGAAATTAAATTTGTTGACACAGACGGTGTACTAACAGAAGCAGGTATAACTCCATTTGTTGATGCCAACAGCGGAACACCTGGTGTTTCTTATGTACAGGGAACAAGCGGATCAACAAATCCTTTACAACTTCAAGCAAGTCTATGGAGAGTATTAACTTACACTGCAAGTGATAGTGAAGTAACAGCAACAACAGCTGAAGGCACACTATGGTATGATTCAACTGTTGATGAAGTTGACATCATGGTACACAACGGTAGTGAGTTTGTTGGTTACTTGTATGACGGATCAAGTGGACAAAGTGCAACAGCAAGTCCATTTTACGATGCAGACTCAACAAAGACTACAGATCCAGAAGGACCAATTGTAAGTGCAAGTATGCCAACTGTACA